TGCTTTTGCAATTCGGTACAGTTCCCGATGCCCAGATAAGGTTCCGTGATCTGTGATAGCCAATGCTGGCATACCAAGTTCAACTGCTCGGTCAATATATTCTTCTGGAGTAGCAACACCATCCATTAGTGAATAGTGTGTGTGGACATGTAAGCCTACGTAATTCACCTAGGCAATTACCAATCCATGTTTGTGGATGTAGTACCTGGTGTGTCAAAGCCTAGATAAAAGGCTTCTTGTTCAGCATAAGGAATCTTATTGAGTGCCTTTTCTAGTGGGAATGGCTCAACAGTTGACCAATCAAATGGTTCCTTATCTGGACCACCTGGAATAAGTGTGTAAGATGTTTCAGTTCCCTGACCATTACGCTTTACCTTCCAGGTAAGATTTGAAATACTGCCTGTCTCCAGTGCATATTCACGAATAGTATTAAATGCAGACTGCTTGCTAACACCCATTGACCAAATAGCCACGTATGGTGCCTCAATGCCATCATCTACAAGTACGTTGCAATAGAAACGAAGACGTGCTCTCCAGCCTGCCTTTGGATCCTTGCGGTGCATCTCTTCTGCCCAGTCACGACCTTCTGTATCCATTGTGTCTACAGCCTTGCGCTTGTAGTCCTTTGGGTTTGTGTGTTCTGAAACAACGAGTGCAAGACCACGACCTTCATTATAGTTTGCTGAGTCTTCATCAAGTTCTTCAATGAAACGGATCTTTACTGATTGTCCATCAGCCAACTTTAGCCAACGAACCTTACTGCCTGTTCCTTCATACTTGGGCTTATCTACCAATGCGTTGATATTTTTTAGTCCCTTTACAATAGCCATTTTATTTTTCTCCTATATGTTTGTTTATGTTTTATTTTAGCATAGAGATGATAGAGTTGTCAAACTGAAACTCCAGTTTTCTAATTGCATCATCATCCATATCGCCTATGTCTTTGTATTTTTTATCTAGTTGTATTACTGTGACAAGGTGACCTAGTTTTTCAACTAGTTTATCTTTCATGATAGCGCCAGCCTCATCGTTGTCTGCAACAAGTACAACATTATTGAAGTACTTCTCTAACAGTTTAATCTGTGAAACAGATACGTTAGCACCCAGTGTTGCAACTGCTGGGAAACCTACTTGATCAAGTCTAATAGCATCAAATGATGATTCAACTACGTAGACTGTTGTTGATGTTTTAACTCTATGCAAGTTAAACAAAATTTTACTTTTTGGTAGACCTGGGGTATTCTTGAAGTCTTTACCCTCAACAGTTCTAGCAACAAATCCAATACACATACCATCTGGAGTAGCCATTGGAATAATTACTGAATCTTGTTTTTCTGAATACCCAAGATTAAATTTTACCACAGAATCTTTTGTTATGCTGCGACCCTCAAAATATCTCATTGCTCTTGGAGAATCAATGGCTTGATTATTTAATCTCTTAATAAGCAACTCGTCATACTGTACAAAGTCTGCTGGTGCATACAATGCTTTATTTATTACTGAGGTGAGATCTGATTCTTGCTCTTTACTTTTAATATACCTAACAGCCTCAAAGTATGTTCTATTAGAAGTAAACATAATTAGTTCTGTTAAATTTTTTGTGGTTTGGCAACCAAAGCAAAAGAACAAACCATTTTCTTTTGAAACTTCTCCAGCAGGTGTTCTATTGTTATTGTGATATGGACAAAAAATAATAAAGTCAGAACCAAACTCAGCCTCAATATCAACTCCTGCTCCATTAAGAACACGGCGAATCTGTTCTTCTGTATATATGTCTTTACTTGCCATCTTCAAAATCCTTGTAACGATAATAACCTTTGTCAAAATCACACTGAACTAGGAAATCTCCCATAAAACCATTACGGTTCTTTCTAAATGCACACTCAATAATATCACTATTGCTTGCACGACCAAGTGCTAAAACCCAGTCAGCATCATAGGCAATCTGTCTAGACCATGCTGTTTGTGCAAGGGTAGGAACTGTTGACAAATCCTTTACATCGTCTGGAGTAGCAGATGAGATAGCAATGATTGGTACCTCTTCACTAATAGCCATAAGTTTAAGTTCTCGTGAAAGGTTTTTCATCTTTACCGTTTCATTATCAGCCTTCTGGTTTGGATTCATTAACTGAAGATAGTCAACCACAACAAAGTCTGGCTTATACTGATCTAGTTTTCCACGAATAACTGATGGAGTTACTTCACCACCAGAGTCATTAGATATGATATGGAATGGTGGGCGACCTTCAATCTTATCTGTATGCCACTTCTTCATCATATCAAGTTCTACTTCACCATTGGATAGTTTACGGTGAGACCAAAGTCCTTCACCCATAATGGTAAAAGCACGATTACGAACTTCTGTTTCACTCATTTCAAGAGAGATTATGAGTGGAGTCTTGCCCTGTTTCCAGGCTTGCACAGCAAAGTATAAAGCCATCCATGACTTTCCGATACCTGGATATGCTAGAAAGACTCCTAACTGCCCTGGCATAATTCCAGATGGTAGATAGTTATCAAACCCTGGCAAACCTGTTTTAATTCCTCTATGGCCCAATGCCTGTTGTTCTTTTACTTGTTCAAAATATGCAATTGCAGAATCAATATCTGTTGCATCAATATCACGGATTGCAGATGTATTCTTTTTAAGTTGTGAAGTCTTTGCAATAAGATCTTCAAGTGCCATTGATCCTTGCCCATTTTGAACTTCACCTGCTGCGGACCTTAGAATATCCTTAAGGCTATCGTTTAAGTATTCTGTTTGCAGTTCTTCTAGGTGATGCTTTGTTGCTCCTATACCTTGTACTGGCTGGAAGTCTCTAAACTTTTCTACAACTAATGATGTTGGTGGGACTGTGCCATTATTTTCTGCATACAGTCTAATAAAATTCCATACATCGTTATGTGTACGAAGCAATGTCTCTACATTTGCCTGAAGCAAAACATGAAGTTGTTTATCGGCCAATACTGCGGAGATTACTTTTGCTTCTGTATTATTCACTTAGCCACTCCTTTGCCTTTTTTCTTAGTTCTGCTCTTTGCTTAATGTCTTCTTCTACTTCTAGTTTACCATTAAGAATTTTTTCTGCATTGTAAGCAAAATAATTCCATGTTGGATCTTGTGCAACACTAAAGTAATATTCTAATAAATCATAGCATTCAGAAATACCGTATGATTCTACGAGAGCATCTGCTGCCCACTGTTCAACATTTAAGTTCATATTAGACTTACGCTCATAGCGTTGTGTATAAAATTTGTTGAATCTACTGAGCAAAGCCATGCGGTCTTTGCGGTCAGCCATTATCCTTCGGAAGCCTCTTCTTGTGCTTCCTTAATCTTCTCTGTAAGTTTATCTTCTACAAACTTATAGACACGATCAAAAGCCTGCTCTATTGTTTCACCATCACGCTTGCTGTCAATAACGCCAAGGTCAAGTCTTAGTGACTGGAAATTTCCCAGGTTAAGAGTATATCCAAGTGTTACGTTTACCTTTGTTGAATCGTTTTCCATTTTTCACCCATTCCTATTTTAAATGCTCTCTGACCAAACTGGAATAAATCTTCCATCTTCAGTCTTTGTATATGTAAGAATACCATCTCCCATGCGCCTTGTCAACTCTTGTGTTGTAGGTGTCATGTTATTTGTTATTAGTCCATCTTTTCTTGGTTGTCCAATATGTATACTTGCAAGTATAGCACGTATCTCTTTTACTTGCGATTCTGAATAATAAGATCTAATTCTAAATGCACGTTCTCCATTTAATTTTGCACCCGTTGGAGCAGGTATGACTCCTTGTTTAATTAAATAAGGCATGTACTTTCTATGCCTATTGACAAGAACAGATGTTTCTGCTATAGTGTATGCTCTTTCTCTGTTTCTTCTAAAGTCAGAACGCAGACATGTTTCTAGTCTGTCTTTAGTTATGTTATAAAAAGAAACCATACCAGTTGATCTAGAACTATGATGAAGCCTAACTAAGTCTCCATTTAAAAACCAGATCTTCTGATTTCCTTTTATTACAGTGGACTGATTGTACTCTTCGCTCTGTATTTTTCGCTTAGCAGTAGCCATCTGCCCTCCATGCTTTCTTGCGGGGGATGATAAAACTTTCTTTCCCCACATCTCACACAGTAAGTCTCAATATGCATTTGAGAAGTGTATTGTCTATCAACAAATATTCTTCCATTGCATCTATTGCAATTTTTCATTAATTATCCTTAGTTTGGAATACCTATAGCAATTACATGAACTGTTAACGATACATCTCCAGATGTATTAAACTTAACTGTCCCGTCAACTTGTGACGTTGTAATATTCTTTACAACAACTGATACATCTTTTCCAACAACTGTTCCGCCCGTATTTACGGCTGTTGCAGAAACAATTGGAATATACTTAAAACCATTATCAAATGTAATTGAAAATGGCTTTTCGTTGCCAGCACTTACAGTACTGTTTGTTGCAACTACGCTATATCCAGCAAAGATTCTTGCCTCTGAAGTCTTTACTGTTTCTTTAGTTCCGCTTGGACTATTAATAGTAGTAGAATTATAGGTTGCAGAAGAAATCTGCTTTGCAAGGTCATTAACTGCCGTTGCAATTTGATAAAAATATGTAACATCCATAGGTTGTCCACGCTCTGGAATTGGTATTTTAGCCATTTATTTCCTCCTAATAAAGTATACCATTAAACAGTATACGGTCCGCCCTGATATACACGCAAGAATGAACTTGATCTGGTGATTGGGCTACCCTTTAAATAAATTTCTACAGAAAGTCTATTTGGTGCATCTGCCTGAACAATGTCATTAATTGTATAAGATGATGGAATAATTAGAGAAGTACTAGTGTTATCTATCTGACCAGAGTACAACCAATCACCACCGTCTGCCCTATCCCACCTTATCCATAAATCATAGGAACCTACCTGAGTAATTACAGTATTATTCTTTTTAATTACTACTGGTGTCCAAGCAAGTGTACTAATTGCTCCCGATTTATCATGATGAATATCTCCAGAAACAAATGTATACTCTGGCTTTACTACCTTTATCGGAGACCAGTGGGACCTTCTGTTTTTGTCGTCAGATATGATTCTGTATCTAAATACATAGCCTTCATCTTCAACTCTAATTGGTGGTAATTCAGATTGTGGAATTACAACCTTTTTAATATTTTCATCTGTCATTTAGACAATTGCCCCAATGTCTATAGAAAATCTAAACTCAACATAGTTTGTTGTATTGGGTGATTTAATAACAGTTTCTGCATCTGTATTTTTTACAACAGAGTAGCCAGTGAGTCCGTATACTGGAGTAGTGGTTTGAGTGTTTTCTAGTCTCATTGCATCAAGTGCAACATAATAATCTTCAGATGGTGATCCACCATCAATAGCACAAGCATAAATTTTTGCTACAGTAACAGAGTCCCAAGTAAAAGCAGAAGACATATAAAGTTCTTGAAGTTGTTTTGATATTACTAAATATCTGTTGTCAGATAAGTTATACTCACCTTCTCCAGTTCCATTAACAACCTCTAATTGAAATCTTGCATACTCTGCAGTTTCGCTTTCTGTTGATGCAAACTCAACCATTATAATTACTGAGTCTGGATTTCCAGCCGAACTTCCATTTTTATTAATAATAGAAAAAGCAAGTCTAAGTTCGTCTGCTGGTGAATTCTTTGCAAAGTTTGTGGTAATTCCTGTTAAGTGAATATGATTTGATCCCGTATTTACAACAACATTATCGTTAATGTCAAGTTCAAGATCTGCATCATTACCAGCCATAATAATTGTATTATTTAAAAACCTACATCTTTCATATCTATTTACTCTAGATGTTTTATAAAAAATACTATTGTCAGCATTGGTTTGAAATACAGGGTTAGTTGTTGAAATTATGTTATCATCATTTTCATCAAGAGGTGTTGATATTGTTGGTATTGCAGATGCAGAAGCAGATGTATGTCTTTGCCAATTTTCGTTTGACGCAAAAGAAAAAATGGTCTTGCTATCATATGATCCTGCACTTGGGTTGGAGCCTGCTGAATATAATCCAATTTCAGAAATTTCATATCGCTCTTCCGTTGGTAACTCAGCAGTAAATACAATCTTGCTTATGCCATCTTCGTTTACAAAACCTCTTGAACTAATTGGAACTCTAAACATTTCAAAGTCTAGATTCTGCTGATCAGAGTAATCTGGGTATGGGTCTGTTGTTTGTAGTGGCTTTTTACCGCATCCTACGGCAAGATAGGATGCATAAGATGGAGCGTACCCCAGTAAATACTTGCCAATAATGCCTTTGCCTATGTTTGTTATCATTATAGAATCACCTCATATATTGTACCACTTGTGATAGTTTGAACCTCTACCTGTTCATCTGCTAAAATATTAACTAATTCAATAACAATATCCCCTGTATTTTCATCTAAATAAACATTTTCACCATTTGGCCCATTACCAATTGATGGTATTTTAGAATCAAACTTGATTGAAAATCCCGCAAAATATTTATCTGATGTATCCTGAACACCAATTATGTTGTTTGGATTATACTGTTGCTGGATTAGACTAAGGTTTTTAATTGGCTGATATATAACAGTTTGTCCGTTAATAATATCATTTCTTCCTATATTAATTAATTCTTGTCCTCCAATATTTTCAAAAACTAAATCTGCCATTATTTCAATTGGAACCTGCTCATCATCAAATATAATAATGTCTGGAGTTGCTGTCTTTATTGATTGAGTTACGCTTTGATTTATTGACTGCTTTAATGCTGGTGGAGGAGTTATTGGAGTTGGGGCAACATATTTTTTTACTGGAATATCTTCTTTTTTATCTGGTACCTCTATTGTTGCATTTTTTACTGAGGTATCTACTACATTATAGGTTCCCATAGACTTTTCTTCAGCAACCCTAAAGTCTCCATACGAGTAGCGTCTTTCTGTTGGTTGCGGTGTTGCCACTGCCTTTGTTTCTTCTGCTGCTCTAGATGCTGCTGCTGAGTTAACTCGGCGCAACATTCTCATATCATCTTCGTCAATTGCCATTTTACACCTCACTCAAATATATAATCATAGTAGGACCATCTTGATTTCTTGAATATTCAATATTATAAATTACAAACTTAGTATCTTCTGGTGCAATTACATCAAAATTATCACTAACGTATTTTATTGTAACAAGATCACCAAGTTGAAGTGTTGGTATTGCAAAAATTTCAAGACCAATAGATTTTTTTGGCTTCATTGTTTTATTAATGATCCAGCCCATTAATTCTTGAGCAGCATCATCAGTTTGGATATACTCAGAATCAATAGTAAAATCATTTTTACCATACGTTATTCTGCTAAGTTTAATTTCATTATATCTTTCTTGTTCTACATAAGGAGAATAAACAAGTGTATCTCCCTTAAGTTCTGGGTCACTTAAACTTGATCTTTTATTAAAATATGAATCTACTGTCAACTCGTGTGTTGTATCTTGTGTAAATGTTATTCCTTGAATTCTTAAATAGTTACCAGATGTTTCATCAAGGTTTAAGGCGGTATCTGTTGAATTAAAAATTAAAAATTCAGCGCCGTAAGAATCTGCATAAAATCCTGATGTGGTGTATCCCTTAATTCTGTTAAATGTTGGCGATAGTTCTGCATAAAGCGCTGGGTATGCACGGTCATACTTAATATTAAAATATGCACATTCTCTCATGATGCTTCCAAATTCTTCAAAATACATACTATATTTTGGTGGCTCTTGGGAACTGATTCCCGAAAGATACGTTGACTGAACAACTCCACTCATTGCATATTTTCTAAAAGATTCACTAATATTAATCTCGTTGTTATTAAATAGGTTTGTATCTTGATTAAAAGTAGTTGAGTTTTGTGTTTGACCAAATACATTAGATATTGGGGTTGAAACTGTAGCAACTGTATTTTGTGAATAATTAGCAGCCACTGCATAAATATTTTCAAACATACACTTTGAAGAACCTCTAGTGAATAATGCCATATTGTTATAAACTGGAAGTGGATCTTCGTCATCAACAACCTTAATTAATTTATTGTTTATGTATAAATAAAATCTTCTTATCTTACCAATATCTTGATACTCTACTGATAAATCATATACAGTTGGATTTTCTTCTCCAAGCATTCTTGACTGCCCAGTAAATTTGCCATCGTCAACAATGATAGACGAAAGTCCTCCCCAAAGTTTTACTGGAATTGCATCTGTATTTGAAGAATCTTTTTTTACTTTATAAAAAAGTATATTGTCAACAGAGGTAGAGGTTTGTCCAGCAGCATTTAAGTTCAAATAAGACTCTACATTAGTTTCTGTTAGAGCAACAATTTCAAAGTAATATCCATTATTAGTTTCTGGATTAATCATAATAGCCAGTCCTCCAGAACCACCACCTATGCTGATACTTTTATCTGGTGTTGTATTATTAACCTGATAATAAGTCATGCTGCCTACTGGGGTCTGTCCTCTGGTTGTGCTGTTCTCAATCTTTCCAACAATACGCATTCTAGTTCCAAAATGTCTATAAGAATTATTTAAATTTTTATAAACATATGATACAAAGTTTAGTGGTAAATCTGTTGCAGCAAATGATGGACCACTCATAACTAATGCAGATGATTGTACTGTTCCAGTCTTTGTTGACTGTAGAGAACTAACATCTGTTTCTGTAAAAGAACTTGTTGACATAAAGTTTTTAATTATGCTATTTCTTGTAGCCTGCTTTGCTAAAGAGTTTGCTTCACCAGCAAGACCAAGAGCAGTTGATGGTAATGTTGGACTAATTTCTGTAGAGAATAAATATTTAGATTGCATGCTGCACCCACGAACATAGTCCGTAGAAGTCCAGTATGGGTCAATTCCAGCACTATGGGAGACTACTGGAGTTCCAAACTGTGCACGACCATGCTCTTGAACTATACCATTCTTAGTCTTGGTAATTCCGTTGACTGTCTCATAGAAAGGAACTGTGTATATTCTCACCAAACCAGTTGGATAAATTTTTCCATTAAAAGGAAGAGATCCTGCAAACTTTTGATACTCTTGATTACTTGTTATCCAGACGTTACTGCTGCCTTGTCTATGTGTGTTTCTCCACTGTTCAATAGCAGCAATATCATTTTCTGTTGTGGTTGTAAGATTACCGCCAACATATTCTGGTGCTAGTCTTCCAGGAAGAACAATTTCTGGTTTTGTTTCATCAAGTGTTCCGTCCTGATTTATTGGATACCAAATTGGCAAGGTAATAGAAAATTGAACTGCATCATACTTAATGATTTCTCCATTAGAATACAAATATCCATTGTATCTAGTTAGCCAATATGCATTTTCTCCAACATCAATAATATTATTTCTAATTTGATTATTTGATACATATGGAACTACATCGGTTAGTGTAGAGTTAATTGGCATTGCCCCAAGAACATAACTTGATTGTTTTGATGCAACCTCATTAATAGTTTTTAGGTTATCTGTTCCAGCAACTTCCCATAGTAACACTGGCTTGTATATCCATGTTTTTTCAGAGTCAACCAAACTTGATTGCCTAATAGACCCGTATGATCTTTGTATGTATCTAGTTGTATAGTTAATCTTTCCATCATTAAAAACTTTTCTATCTTCGCTATTAATTGAGATAATATTTGGTAAATTATCCACAGTTATATTTTCAACAAGTCCAGTATCTGCCTGGTTATTTTGTGCGTTTAAAACAAAGTCTACTTCTCTTTCAGAACCAGAAGGCATCATGTAATCTTTGCTCATTACAATAAAATTATTGTATTCATCAAAGAACATAGATGATTGCGTTGCTATTGCCAAACTTTGCAAAACCTCTGCAACATTTTTATCTGGTGAAACAAAGAAGTAGGGAATTATAACGTCTTGCTCTGAACTTAATCTTTTAAATGAGTAGTTTGTAAAACCAATATAATCAAGCAACATTGTAATTGCATAACTTAATGATACCTGAGTTACTAGCATTCTTGGTGCAGAGTTTGATTCAAGATAAAAGTATAAATCTCTTAACGACATTGTTAAGGTTGCTGACTCATTACTTTCTTGTGGGAATCCCTCTGAGTATAATGTTTTGATAGGAACATAATAGTTGTATCCGTCAACATCCATTATGTTTTCATAAAATGCAAACTTAATATTTTTTCTTACATACTTACTAATTATGCTGTTTGTATTATTAATATTGAAGGATCTATCATAATCAAAAATAGATATATCGCCAGTTGAGGCAAGCAACTGACCAACTGGCAAAGATGTATTTCCTATATCAGATAGAGATTTTGTTACTCTAAAATCAATAACGCTGTCAGAAATATTTGCAACAAGTCTTGGTGACATTTCAATTAGATCAAAGGTGGAATCAAACTTATTCATTGTTTCAACTACAATACGAATTCCCTTTAAATATTCAAACTCTCTATAAACCTTTTCTTGGGTCAATATGCTATTAAAATATGATGGAGATGTAAAGTCTGTAACAAGACTAGTTGTATTATTAATTTCTTCTGATCCCAAAGTCCACCTATAATCGGCATCAAAGGTTTTATACTCGCCTTCTAAAGAGTCCCAGATATAAAAACTTCCTCTTGTGTTTTCATTTTCCATTACCAAATATGCATATCCATCTTGTGACTCTTCTGGAAGTAAAGTTGTAGAACTTAGCGTTTCAGCAAAAACAAACTTTCCCTTATACTCATTTGGAATTACTAGTCCATACTGTAATTCAACATATCCATCAGACTTAATTACTGAGGAGCCATCATCTCTTAATGTGTTCTCATCAAACCTATATGCTTCTACCCAACTATTATTTTTTAAATACTCTACTCTCCATTTGACTGGAGTAGTTTTATTTTGTTCTTGTGCTAGTGGATCTTCAAATGTTTGAGAGGCACTAGTAAAAGGACCTAAATCAACATCTCCAATATTTGTTTGCATTTTTACAATAATTCGGTTTGCTGGAACTTCTTCCTTGTACACAACAAATGGTGCTGTGTCATCTACATAGTTTATTCCATTAACCTTATTCTTGGCAATTCCACGTTCAACACTATCTTCTGTTCTATATGAAGTCCAATATCTAAACTGATCATACCTAGATGACATATAGTATCTTGGTCTTTGTGCTATGTTTGCTCCAGCATTATTTACATAAGTTCCCGAAAAATAAAGTGGTTTATTAATTCCAGACCTTGGTCTAAATGGCTTAATACAATCTTCAAGAGAATAAAGCATATTCATTTTTTCTTTTTTAGATTTAAATAAAACAGGAGTGTCTGTGTTGTCAACTCCACCGTTAATTACAACATCAGCATCAGTTGCGCCAGTATAGTAGTTTCCAGAATCCAATGGATCAAATATTAATGGAATTGTTTTGTATTGTAAATCTGAACTAAGTGGTCTGTATCTGTAGTTTCCAACCTTTAAAATATTATCTGGCATATTCATGTTCCACTCAGCCAAAATTAATGACTGAAGTTTAACAGTAGAAGAAGTTTGAAAATGATTTTTTAGTGTATTGCTAGTAAACACTTTATACCTCTTCTAAACTTACAGATATATTCCATAGGTCATGACCAAAGGTACCAGGATTACTTCCTCCACCACGCTTTACAACATTATAATTAAACTCAGAGAAATAAACTTCTATAACCTCATTATATTGATTAAGGTGTTTATATTCTGCATCTAGGTCTACTTCGGTTGGTGCAAAGTTATTATGCTTGTCGTATGCAAGAAACATCCAAAATGAGCCAGTGTGCTTTTCATACCAATCAAGTAATTCAACTCCACCTGCTCCACCATCTGCAGTATACTCATTAGTTGTTCTAAGATAATCCGATACACCGTCTTGATCAAAATTTGGTGTAGCGCTATATGCTCTAGATGGTAGATTATTCCAAGAGGTTGAAAACTTCATCTTATCAGCAATATGGTATGAACGCATTCTGCCATTAATAGTTCTTTGTCTCTTTTCAATTCTTTCTGGTGTAAATGCCATATCTGATCTATTATGGTCTGACAAGATTAAGAACTGTTCTGGTCCTCCCGTGGTAAGGGTAGGATCTGCCCCTATCTCCTGTCCTGTGGGCACGTAGAGGCCGTCTACAAGTGTTCCTGGGCTATTTGCCCAAAGAATTGCTTGCGGTCTTGAATACCGCTTTCTGCCATTAAGATAGCCTTGGGTAGCCATTATCTTTGCCCTCTAATTCTTTGATTATCAATATTTCTAATCTGAGTCATTACTGCCCTTGCAATATCGTCTGTGCTTGCATTTGAGTTAGAAACATTAACACTTATACCATAATTATACACTGAATTGGAATTATTGTTTACAGATGCTACCGTTGATTTTGGTCTAAATGTTCCATCATTAATAGCATTAAGATTGTTAAGTCCAAACTTATCTACCGCAAATCTCTTGACAACAAACTCTCCAGGTGTCAGCATTGCTGGAACTGTGTCGGTACCACGAGCAAATCCACCTGCAGCAAAATACTTCGGAACCATACCTCCACCTGAAAAACCAAGCATACCCTTTAGCATTCCTGCTGCTCTATTGCCAAGCCCTCTAGAAGTAATTGCCTGATCAGCAAGATAACTTGATGCTTGTGCTTCATTTATATATTTTTCTCTAATTACAGATGAAGGAATTGTTGTAACCTTATCAACAATTGTTGTTGCAATATCATCTACTACTTCTGGTGTAACAGTTGATGTAGTTGTTGTTTGTCCCCCGCCTGAAGAAGATGAGGTAGTTGCTCCCTGTAGGCTTCTCCATAAATCAACCATTGCTTTTAGTTTAGTAATTGACATATCAAGAACATCATTAAATTCTCCAGCCTTTATCTTGGCATTATCAATTTCAAGTTGAGTGTCTATCCAGTATTCTTTTTGTAACTCAATTGAATCAAGTTCTGCTTGTTTTTCATCTTTAAGTTTTTGAAGAAGTGCGTCTGCTTCTTCTTGCTGCTTTTGTGCAGTTAGTAATTTACCATTTTGAATCTTATAAATGTCATCTTCAATATCTTGTATAGATTTTGTAAGTGGAAGTCTTTGCTGCTCAAGTGCATAAATTTTTCTATCAATATCAAACTGTTCTTTTTTAATTTGTGCTGCAGTCATTCCATTAACTGTTATTCTATCAAGTTCTGATTGTCTTGATGCCTCTAATGTTTTAGCAGATGCTTCATTTCTAGCAGATGCTGCTTGTGCTCTCATCTCCTGTGCAGCCTTTGCTGCAGCAGCAATATCTCCAGTTGTTATTGCACTTGCAAGATCAAGTTGTTGCCTTTGCTGGTTTGCAATTTCTTGATTAATTTCAGAAACCTTAGAAAGAGCATTTGCCTGTGCATCATATTTTTCGTTTATGCCTTCTGCTATGCTGTCAATGAGTGTCATATTCTCAGAAAGCACTGCATTTCTTTGTTGCAAAAGATCTGTAGGTCTAGTTATACTTTCTTCAATTTTTCTTTGAATCTTGGAAGATTCATCTTGTAGTCCAGTTATTTCATCTTGAATCTTTTTTACTGCATTGGCAGTATCTGTAGCAGCCTTTTCTGCAGCCTTAATAGGATTTTTAAATTTCTTTTCAACATTTCTTTCAAGGATATCAAAGTATTGATTAGCCTTGTCTGATAAATCACTAAACATTTTTTCAACACCTTCTGGGGTTGATAGTTGAATCTTAAGGTCTAGTGCCTTGCCAGTTTTAATTAAATCAAGATAACGCTGAATTCTTGCTGCTCCCTTTTCTGCATCTAAGAAACCTTCAACTAGTGCAGAATTTTCCATAATGTTATTAATGTCTTCTAAACTTCCACCCATTGCATAAATGTCTTTAGATATTTTAGAAAATGCTGCTTTGGATTCATTCTCTTTTTTAAGGTTTGCAAAAAATTCTTTTAGACTTTGAGAATTAGCACCTGCTGAAATTTGCTTCATTAATTCTGCAAACTCTCTTACTTGATCTAACTTAAGTCCCTTTGTTGCAAGACCAAGTGCAATTGTCTGATCTTTTGCATATTCCATAGCCGTTGCAGAATCAAGCCCTGCTTTCTGAAGTAGAGCATAGGCCTTAGCAGTATTCTTTAGTTCTGATTGCTGTTTCTTTAATTGCTCAATTGCAAGTTGTAGGTTACTCTTCTTTCCTTCGCCCTTTTCTTTAGCATCTGCAGCATCTTGAGCCTTTGCTATATCTTCGTACCCCTTTAGTATTAATTCCATGTCCTTCTTAATTTTTTCTCTAGTTAAGGCTGCTGCCTGCTGATACCTTGAGTCATTAGGGTTTTCTGCTGCTGCATTCAAAACATCTTTCATCTCTTGAGTAATTGTTGCTACACCTAATGCTGCTGCTTGCATAATAAGCATTTTGTCTGAAAGTTTTTTCATTCCAATTGCTGACTTAGCAAGTTCTCCAGGCATAGTTTTTAGAATATTATTAAGAAGAAGCATTGCCTGTGCCCTTGGCATTTTTGTAATTGTATCTGAAATAGCACCAAATGATTGGTTAAATTGTTGTGCATTTATGCTACCATTTGCAAGTTGACCAGAAAGACCATTTATCATTCCAGTAAATGCTTTTGCTGTTAAGTTTAAGTTTTTCTGTAAACCCTTACTTAGGGTTTCTTTTGTCCATGTAACTATTTTTCCGTTTGCACGATTAATTGCAGAACCTGTTTCGGCAGAATACCCCTTGCCAAACTGCTTTCCAAAACGATTGCCAAGGGCCTGAACACTCTTTGCAAGATTTTCTTGTCCACCCTTTGTTGCAAGATCTATACTAGCAAAGTCAATATTAAGATTAGTCTTTCCAGATTCCTCCTGAAGTGACTTTATAATTGTGTCAATTTGATCTTTAGCAAAACCTTTACCCTTTAATTGCACAGTTAAAGATTTTAGTATAAGTGCAGCCTGACTGTCAGTTGCTCCCTTTAAAGAGGCAATATCTGTCTTAAAGTTTTTTTGGAATCCTTCAGAGTCTCTTAGTTTGTCAACTTCACTTCTTTTTTCTTGGTTAAGTATAAGTTGTGTACCAGTTCTTTCAAGTGGTGTTTTTTGCGGAGTAACTCCAAAGAAATCACCAAGAGTTTTTAACTTTTCTGATGAAAGAAGTGCAGCATCTCCCAAACCTTCAATTGCAATTCTCTGACGTTCTTGCCAGTTACGAAGAAGTTTAAATCCACCAACAAGTGCAGTTACAGCAGTTACTGCTAATCCAATTGGCCCTAAGAATCTAGTTATTCCAAGTCCAACTCTGGCTATATTTCCCATCAAGCCAGACTTTCCAAGAAGACCACCCATGCCAGCAATTCCGCTTCCACCCTTTGCCATCTTCATAGCATTTTTAGCCATACCAAATCTTGATTGAATTAATTCTAGTGCTTTTGCTTGCGTTAATAACTGTGTTATGGTTTGTAATGCAAACAGTGCTCCAGAGAGGGTAAAAATTACTGATGATATCTTTCCAAGACTACCGCCAAACATTTGTGCTACACCAGAAAGACTCATTAAGGCAAATGATCCACCCTGAATTGCATTATTAAATTTGCCCATTCTAGCAGCAGATGCTTCACGTGCTTGTTTTTCTTTTAATGCTGCAGCAGTGAGTGCTTGCTGTTGTTGCTGTTGCTGCTGTGCTGCTCTTGATGCTGCTGTTGTTCTTGCATTTGCCATCTTTTCTTCTGTTTGTCTAAGAACTGCTGCTGGAACATTTGATGGGCCTTGTGGTCTATATGATCCTCTTGGACCTTTTGTACCTCCTACGGCAGCACCTGCAAGAGACTGTGCGACTACTGCAACATCATCTTTTCTATTGTTCATTCCTACTTCTAAACCACGAGCAATATCTTCTCCAATTGGAATTGTTCTTCTTGATGGAGACTGAGTTCCTGCTGCTGCTGCAGTTGATTGAACTGCTTGATTTGCCATTGCTTCAGAATTTCTTTTAATTCTTGCAAGTGCCTTTGCATTTCTTTCTTGAATTTGTTGTTCTGTTAACTGTGGAAGTCCAGACTGTCCAGAAACTAGTCTATTTACTTGTGCAGGATTAGTGTTTAGATTACTTGCTGATGGACCACTTAAATCAACTCTTGATTGAAATGGTGCTGAGTTAGCAAAAGGTTGTACGGCTGTAGTTGGAATTGGTACTGGCGTAGGTATTCTTGCACCCATAGCAACATATTCTGCTGTTCCAATATCTCTATAGGATATTCCTCCTTGAGCAACCCCTAAGTAATTACGAAGTGCTGTTTCTCTTTGAGCAATTCCAGTTCTTTGTCCTTCAGAGCCTCTATTTGCCGCACCACCTTGGGTTACAACTGTTGACACCTTTTTTAAATCATTAACAGCATCAATTAATATATCTGATACTGCTCCAGTAAGTCCTTGTCTTGCTCTTTCAACAGCAGCATAAAAGTCTGGGTCAGCCAAGAAATCTGTTGTAACCTTTCCTATTTCATTAGATATTAACTGTCCAAATTGAGCCATGTCTGCATGCATTTGTGCAGCGATTGCTGGATCTGCCAATGCTTCATCAAGTGACATTCCAAGTTTTCTTGCATATTCAGCATAAATAGGTACCATCGTTCTTGACATATTTTCGCCAGTAAACTGTTCTGCAACTGCAGTAGGAGACATTTTTCCTTTATTTGCTTTTTCTGGAAGAACAAATCCAAAGTTACTTAGAGTATATGTTTTGGCTGATTCTGCTGCTTTTATAACCCCTTGCGCTAAAGCCTTTGTTTCTTCTATTGCAACAAGTTGAGCCTGTATTGCTGATTTTTCTGAATCAGTTTTTGCTTGACTAAGTTTTTTAATAAGTGATGCTTGTTCTTTTTCTGCTGCTGCAAGTTCTATTCTTGCTGTTTCTGCAGATTTTAATTGGTCTAGTGTTGCTTGAAGATATTTCTTAACAGCACCATCTGATAAATCTACTAATCTTTGTATTTCTTGAATATCTCTTACGTCATCTCCACGCTCTTGTGCATGTGCAAAAACAAATCCTCCAGATGAGGCACTACCCTTTGCTCTATTTCTTTCAACACCAAATTCATCTAAGAATGTTTTTAGTTCGTCTGCTTTCATTTCTTGGAAAGACATTCCAAGTTCTCTTGCGTTTGCTTCTAGTGCATCAAGTGCAAGTGTAAGACCTTCTATGTCCTTGCTAAATTTAGAAAGAATACCCTCAATTGCTCCTTGTGATGTTCTTGATGTTACTGGAATATTAAAGTTTTTACCACCAAAGTTAACAACTCCACCAGCAAAGCCAGGAATATTTCCAGCAATAATTCCACGAATTAATCCACCATATTGCTTTGTTCTATCTGCTGGAATTACTGACTCACCATTTGAAAGCATTGTTGGAACTGAATCAGATGTTCCAGTGCCAGGACCAACAACAATTCCACCTTCTGCCATCTTTCTTACATTTGGTGGCATCATCATGCCAGGGTTAGTCATTGCAAATCTTGCACCCGCTGTTGTTGCATTTTGATATGCAGTTATAAGTTGCTTTACTGCATTTGTTTCTGCGGTAAACTGTTGTGTTAGTGTTGCGTGTGCCTGATTAAGAGAGTGTGCTGCTGCTGCTGCATCTAACTGCTCCATGGTCATATACTGAGTTTGTTCACCAAGATTTTTTGATTGCCCAGTTAATTTTTGATATCCTGTACGAAGTGTTAAGAACAACTTTATAATGTTTGCTACACCATTAGCAAGCAAACCAAATGTCATAAGTAGTACTGGGCCAAGGCCAGCAATAACAGTAACCATAAGCGTTATTGCTTTTTTAGTTCTATCAGATAGACCTGAGAATTTTTCTGCAATATTAGTTATAAAATCAAGGATTGGAGTTATTGCTTTTAAGAATGCTTCTCCGACAGGGATGATTGCAAATTTAAGATCTTCTACAGCCTTCTTAAATTTATTCATTGCAGATTCTGCAGTCATTCCTAATTCTTTGTCAGATAATGCAGCAAGATCTTCTACTGAAGAACCTGCTAACTGAAGAACTCTTGCTGCCTGAGTTCCATCTTTTGTTACATTCTGGAACAATGTTGATAGACGAGCAAACTGGAACTTACCAAACATAGTCTCAATTGCTCTTGCTCTTGCAAGCGGAGCAAGTGTGTCAAGTGCTTGTGCAAACCCAATTACTGTTGCTTTAAGGTCTCCTTTATTACTATTGACTATAGCATCAATATCAATGTTCATTCCCTTAAGCATCTTACGTGCTGAGTTAGTAGGGTTAATTAATGCTGCAAGACCAGACTTGAGTGCGTTAGCACCTTCTGATGCGTTTACTCCACCCTCCTTCATTGCTGTTAAGAAGAATGCAAGATCTTTAACATCTCCACCAAGTTGCTGAATAACTGGAGCAACCTTTGGAATTGCAATAGTAATATCGTCAAGAGATGTTACAGTTTGGTTTTCAACTGCGTTAAGGAAGTTAATGCTATCTGCAAGTTGGTCGCTAGAAATAGCAAATGCATTTTGCAAAGAAATAGTGGTTTGAAGTGCTTGCTGATTATCAATTTGACCAAGTACAGAAAGTCTTGTTGCTTGGGCAGTCTGTCTTTGAAGATCAAGCCCACTAAAGCCTGCTGCTGCAGCATCTGCTGCAAGCCCAACAGTGTCAGATACGGCAATACCATACTTAGTAAATTCTCTTCCAAGTGCTTGAATATCTGCTAGCGCTTGATCTGTTTCTGCCTGTGGTGTAAATAAATCCCCGTAAACTTTTCTAAACTTTAGTGCTGCTGCTTCCATGTCCATAAAGGTTTTTGATGCAGCGCTACCAAGTGCAATAAGTGGTAGGGTAAATCCAACCATCAACTGACGACCAGCCCACTGTGTGTTCTTACCAAAGTTTAGAAGATTGGTAGAACCTTGTTTCATTAATTGATTAAATAGTGCTTGTTTTTGTGCAGCAATTTGTAACTGTGTTGAATAATTACCCATATCAAGTTGATCTGGTCTTATTGCTATTGCCTTCATTGCTCCAGAGGCATCACGACCCATCTTGATGTACTGAGTCTGAAGTGTCTTTACTCTGTCTTCTGCTACCCTGCCAATTGTGTCAAACTCGGACCTAAATAACTTACCAAATGTTTGTGTTGCTGCTCCCGCATAGCGAAAGTATTCTCGCATTGAGAACTTGTTCTTTTCAAGAGACGAAGTAAAAGATTCTGATGTTGTTTTAACAGTGCGGAGTTCTGCAGAGAAAGCCCCAATAGCATTTACGCTATTAAGAAAGTTTCTCTGCAGATCCCTCTGTGCAAGTGCTGCTGCTTCACTAGACTTAGCGATTGAGGTGTGAAACTGTGAGATCTGACGTTGTAGAGCCTTGAGTTGCTCTAATGCTGCAGACGTATCAATATTTACGCCAATATTAGCATTTACATCAGCCATGTATCACCTCTTTTAAGTTGTTTTATTCAGATGCAAGAATGTCTGCTGCAGATCCAAGGTCAATGCCTGATGCTGCTTCAACAATCTTATAAACAGTTGGAAGGTCTAGAAGTTCTTCCAATGCACCTAAGTCTTTTGCCAATTCTGGCTTATACTGTTCCATAGCAATCTGTACACATTCAACAAGAAGAGTCATTGACTTTTCATTATTGTCTGCCACCGCTGCTACTCCTTCAAACTTCTTCATAAATGGACGAAGTAGAGAAATCTTAAGAGGTCTGACCTCAATTTCTGTTCCGTCAATTAGAGTAAGTTTGTTACCCTCATATACCTTTGTTGCCATTAATTTCCTCCTGTGTAGGCTTAGTTAATTATAGCATAACGGAGGGGTCTCTAGCGTCTTCATAATCAAGACCAAAACCAATACCAAACCCTGCCTTTTGTGCATTAACACCTTGTAGTGAAAGAACATCATTACTATCAGATGTAGCCCCTTGGCTAAATACTCTGGCTTTCATGTCTTCCCATTCTTTTTGTCCCTTGCCAGAATTGGACTCTCCCTCTAAATCAACTCCCTGAATTGCTGCTAAAAACTTCTTTTCTTCATAGTCTAATTCTCTTTTGCTTGCTAGTGTTGCCAGTAGTTCTGGCATTGACAATGATATTTCTAGTTCTTGATAGTCTTTCCATATACCCAACAAAAATACTTCAGATTCTAGTTTTGCAAGATCTAGTTCATCCCAAGTAGTTCCGCTATCTTTTGCTTGGTCTTTTACGGCCTCTTCGGATTCTTTACTAATTTTTATTCCTGCAGAAATATCAAGTATTGAATAAATATTAGGCAAGTCAAGGTTGTCTTGAATCTCTTCAACAGTTTTAG